CCTCTATCGCGCTGAGCATGGCGAATACCCATACCATGCTTGGAACCTTTACAAATATACATTTGACATCGGTTCCAATGCTAAGAGAATTAGCCCTGTCCCAGTTGGACTCAAGGACATCATCGACCAGATTGGTCTGCAGATAGTCAGAAATGAGAAAATGTTCACGATGAGCACCACTTTCAACTCTGACATGCTGAGGAAATCCTATGAGGACAGTCACGCCGACAAGCCCATCAAGCCACAAAGTGGAGAATTCTTCGACTGCGTTAGTGATTTAGCTAGTGCTACAGCTGATCTGGTAGGCTTTACTATTAAAGAGTATGCCCACCCCAAGATTAAAAGCTGCATTGCATCTCTCAAGCGCACTTATGCTGAGTTGCTGCTTTACCACACTGCTTTATCCAAGCAAATCTGGGAGTTGGCTAGCAAGCCATTGGTTGCCTTCCTATTGGGAACCACTGCTATAGGTCTCATCCTGCGTCTTTTACAGGTTTACATGCCAACCGTTATGGGTTGGTTTAAGCCCGTTGTAGAAAAGGGTAAGAAAGTCTGGAATGCTATCCGTAAAAAGAGGAGTATCCCAGATCATGTTCTTGCTGCTGCTATAGATGCCTTAGATCCTGCGGATTTTCAGACGGCGAAGCTTAAAGATGACGGTACCTACGAGGTTGCTGTTTCCTTCACCCCTGAAGTACTAGCTAATGCATACAAGAGACAGACAGGCATTGATATGCAGTCCAATGAACCAATGCGGTATAAACAACTCCCACTGCGGAGAGTTGCCGGTACTACTGTGGTTGAGACTGATATTAAGTGCCAATCCGACCTTTATGGTGATGCAATTGCCAACATGTGCTCAGCTAGCACTTATAAGATACGAGTTGAGGCCACGGAGGGCAGTCAGACCCTTGGACAGATTCTTTTCGTCTGTGGTTCTGTTGCCTTAATGCCTGAGCATTTTGTTGAGGTGATACAGGCCGGTATAGATGCCGGCAACTATGGTCTAAAGGATCACATCACTCTCAACAACGCCATCAGCACCAAATGCAGTGCCGAATATACTTTGGAGCAATTCCTGGCTTTCCCACGTAAAGTGGTTGAAGGTAAGGATTGCCTCGCCATCCACTTCGTGGGGAGCATCAGAGCTCACCGCGATTTGACAACGAGTTTTATTGTAGACTCCGACCTTAAGCATCTTTCCGACATTAAGGTCAGAGTTGACACAATAGAAGGTAAAGTACAATTTGTGCACAGAATCCGTCACATGGAAGCCTCCCGAGTGGACACTCTTAAGTATAGTGGTGGCACTGTCTCCAAGTCAGTGCCAGACTCTTTTCAGTACACAGGTTACACCAAATATGGTGACTGTGGCGGAGTCGTCACGATGCAGGATACCGTCCACACCGGATGCAGACGCATCATCGGCTTTCACGTCGCTGGAAAAGAGTCTACTGGTATTGGATTTTGTAACATTCTCAGTCAGGAATTAGTCTTGGATTTAATCCATTACTTTAAGGTTCCCACTGAGATAGTACCACAGTGTATGTCTGATGAAACTATCTGTCGACCTCCTATTGAAGGCTCATTCCTGGGCCTGAACAAAGCTGACAAAACATATGGTATGAATCCCTTTTCTTCTTTGCAGAGGACCAAGTTGCATGATGCTTGGGGCATTAACCCCAAACGACCTGCTAAACTTGGTACATTCGTGAATAAGGTAGGTGAGGAGATCAACCCAATGGTTAAGGCCATAGAGGGTTATGCTTCACCACTCCTCTATTTCGATGAAAACAAGATTAAGAGGGCAACGTACCATGCTTTTGAGCCTACTCGTAAGTTGACTAAGAAAGCGCCCCGGGTTATATATAACTTTGAACAAGCTGTTTCCGGTGTTGATAATACCAACATCAATGGAATCCCGCGCGGCACCTCTCCAGGGTATCCTTATGTACTTGAGGGTATCACATCTAAGAGGATCTTTTTTGGTAATGACGGTGAGTACAGCTTTGATTCAGCGCGTGCCGCTGAGGTGAAACTTGAAGTTACGAGAATCCTTGATGACGCCAAGAACAACATTCGGAATGCCCACTTCTATGTGGACTTCTTGAAAGATGAACTCCGAGCGCCAGAGAAGGTTCAAGCAGGTAAATCAAGACTCATTTCAGCCTCACCCATGCCTTATGTTATTGCTTTCCGTATGTACTTTCTCGCCTTCACTTCTGCTGTGCAGGATACCCGCATCAACAATGGTGTTGCCTTAGGCATCAACCACTATACTGAGTGGGATTCTTTGGCACGAAAACTGAAGACGAAAGGACCACATTGCGTAGCTGGTGACTTCAAGGGATTTGATACCGGTGAACAACCCCAGATACATTGGGCCATCTTAGACGAGATTAATGATTGGTATGATGACGGACCTGAGAACGCAAGAGTACGTAAAGTGCTCTGGCTTGAGGTTGTACATTCGAGACATTTCGGTGGCCTTCAAGGTAGAGCTGATATGTTCTATCAATGGAACAAGTCTCTGTCCAGTGGTCACCCAGCCACCACGATCATCAACAGTTATTATGGACTGGTTTTGTTTAATCTGGTTTGGGCTGATATCGTGGGCAACGCTCGTGCTAGTGACTTCTGGTACCATGTCTATTGCTGTACCTACGGTGATGACAACGTCTTGAACATTGATGAGGCTATGATACCTTACTTTAACCAAGCAACTATTGCTGAGGGAATGTCTAAGTATGGTATGACCTACACCAATGAGAAGAAAGATGGTGAGGTTGCTAACACTCGGACCCTATCGGAGATCAGTTTCTTGAAGCGCGGTTTTCGGTACGAGAAGCCTTTGCGTGTATACGTTGGACCACTTGAGTTGGAATCCGCGTTGTACACTGCCTATTGGGCACGCTCTAAGAAGCTTATGCACCAGAATACCAAGGATAACCTTGAGTTCTCGTGGTCTGAGCTATCTTTGCATGACCCTGAGGTTTGGGACAAGTATGCACCAGTAATGCGCTCCATCTATAAGGAGCGCATGTCGTGCGAGCCCAAGCACTTTTTCACCCGAGACAACTATTTGGACATCACTATGTCCCTGGTCCCCTTTTGGGACAAATAAACTTCCGTCCTATATACGGGCTTCCACACATCAAACACCTCACGTTAAAGTGTGGTTGCCGACAGGAGGATAGAGAAGAATGGGTCGCACTATTCAGTGTTACTAGTCAGGGAGACCCAATTAATTCCCAGACACCGTGAGTGCTCTCAGTGTGCTTAAGTCAGCAAACTGAGTCAAGAAATTGACTTGCTACGACTACGACTGATACCGAGCTAGATGCACAAATCGCAGATTCCACAGAGAACTGCAGCAATATCACAGGTATTGCGGTTGGTGTTAATAATGAAGTTACTTCCCTGACAAACTTCGTCAATGAAGACTGCAACGCTGTCTCTATCCGTGGTAACCTCAGGACTGTACCTGAGGAACATACCACTGATGTAAAGAATGTTACTGATGTTTCTTCTTATTTTTCACGACCAAAGTTACTAGGTACTATAACCTATAATTCCATATCCAGTGGTCTCCTTTCACTGATCTCTCTTTCAAATTTTAATTTGCAACAGAATTTGACTAATTTTGCCAGGGTTAAGGGAGCCTTGGGCTGGAGAGCAACTACATGCTTTCGTATCCAGGCCATTGCAAACCCTTTTCAGGCTGGTAGAATTAGAATGGCCTTTGAGCCATTCTCTGAGACAAGTGGTCACCATCAGCGTTCTCCCTACATTACGCCGGTGTCACAACTTCCTGGAGTCGAACTCGACATTACAGAGTCAACCTCTGCTATTTTGAAGGTCCCATTCATTCACCCCAACAACTACTTCCAAGTTGAGTTTAACACGACTGACGCTGAGGAGTTGGGGTCCCTTGTCTTGTATGCCTACACACCACTCTCTGTTGCGCCTGGAACTGGGGCGCCCACATTGAGCTTGTGGTTTTGGCTGGAAGACTTTGAGTTGATTGGAGCAGCCACGACAGATATTATGGCTCAGTCTGGTAAGTTTCAGAGAAAATCTCTGAACTCCTCCAGCCTTGAAGCGCAAGCAGTTCCTGGTAACGTTTCAAATGTCTTGTCTGCTGGTTCTAACTTGATCACCTGGTTAGGAAAGAAGATACCACTTATTTCCAGTTACTCAGGACCCGCTGCATGGGTTCTCAGAGAAGCTGGTAATGTGGCCGCCTCCTATGGGTGGGCTAAACCCATAGTTTCCGTCGTACCTGCGAAGATGATGAACACTCTCAACACCCACCAGTTTAATTGTGATGGACCAGACCCAGCATTTAACCTGGGTTCTACAACGGACAATGCAATTGTTCCGTGTTCCGGTTTTGCTGGAACGGACGTTGACGAGATGGCGTTCAATTATGTGACATCCATTCACGCGGCCATAGCGTCTCCCACGCTTGTCGCTGGTGTATCGACTGACACTATTGTTTACGCGTGCTCTTTGAGTCCCTCTTCCCTGTACAACAACGGCACCTCGCGCAACAGGAGAAATGGTTTCAAGACCACTGGTACCTTCTTCTACACGAGTCCGCTATACAGCCTGGGCAATATTTTCAAGTATTGGAAGGGAGGTATCAAGTTTCGGATCAAAATTGCAAAGACCAAGTTTCACACTGGTCGGCTTATCCTCGGATTTAACCCCAGACCCCCCAGTGATGCGGCGATTGTTCGCACGCCGTTGGACCCCACGGATATGCAATTCAAGTCCGTTATTTGGGACTTACGTGAAGGTAACGTCATGGATTTCGAGTGTCCTTTTATTTCACCAACACCTTATCTCCAGATGGATAGTGCGTTTGGTGATTTCTTTATTGCGGTCCTTGACCCCCTTAGGGGCCCTGATACTGTTGCTGACACTGCTCCTATGGTTATTGAGGTTGCTGGTATGGATGACATTGAGTATTCTGTGCCCATAACACCCGTGGAGCCAGTAGCACCCACTAGTGGTGTTTACTTCCCACAGTCCGGTGAATTTGAGCCAATTATGTCCACAGACGTGACCCCCTCCTCCCAACTCTGTGTTGGTGAGAAACTGAACTCAGTTAAACAACTGGTTTCTAGGTCACAGGCTATTTATACCCCTACTGGTGGTTCCTTTAGCAATTGTACCTCAACATTCCTCTACCCCATATGGCAGACTAGTTCTATCAACCCTACGGGACTGAGTCGTATTGACAATTCATTTATTGCCTACTTTCAAGCTGCCTATGCACTTGCTCGCGGTGGTTTTTGCATTGATGCAATTCCTATTAAACCAGGAACCACCTTCACAGCTGTCTCTCAAATGTCTTTCTCAGCCATTGAAAATATGGCCCTCGTGTCCGAGTCAAGGACTGGAGTTCATATCAAAATGCCCTACTTCAACATTAGGAGTAGGCATATCACGGGTCCGAACAATTACACACTTCCTGACAACAATGTGTCTATTGCCACCACAGGTACAGGCGCATTTCGCAGAGGTATTATTTATCGTCGACTCGCTGATGATTTTCAGTTGGGTTACTTCATTGGTTTCCCACCCTTGACAGCTCGGTACGCAGACACCACCAGCCTGGCGAATAACATGCTGACCACAATTACCGACACGTCCGCCAATAACTCGGCGGACGAAGGTATTTCCATTCAGCCTGTTGAGGAACCCCCCACTGCACCTGAGGATGTCGTGTCCGTTACCTTTCCCCACACTTTTAACAAGTGGGTCACTGGTAGCCCCAAGAAGCC